TTTGAAAAAGCGATTCTCAGAGAACGCGAAATTGATACAATATTTCAAAAATAAATTATGTTTTGTCATTCAGAACGGTTGACGCCAAGATCAAATTCCGTACAATGGGAACCATAGAGCGGCACGGTGCTGCTCACTACGGGAGAAAAAAAAATGCCAATCGTAAATTTATCAGCATGGGAAGACGGCCGCACTCGTAAGATCGTGGCCAACGCGCAAAAAACCTTCAACACTACTGTGGCAGACGCCCAGCAAATCATTAACTGGGTTATGGACTCAAGCATTGGCCCTAACGCCAACGAGTTCGCCTGTAGCCTCTTCGAGTCTTACAATACTTACGGAAAGCTCACAGAAGGCCAGTGCGCAGCGGTACGCAAGTGCATCGCTCGTGAAGCCGAGTGGGCCGCACAGCGAGCTGACAAACAGTCCGAGTGGAACCGTAAGAACGAAGCTGAGAAAGCCGCAGCTGAAGAGGTCCCAGAAGGCCGCGTACAGATCACTGGTGAGATCGTATCCACTAAGCACTACGAAGGCGACTGGGGCACTCAGCTCAAGTGCGTTATCAAGGACGACCGAGGCTTTAAGGTCTTCGGCAGCATCCCAGCTTCAGTCGAAGACTACGCCTACAGCGAAGAAGTAGAGCTTAAAGGCGCGCGCATTACGCTGGTTGCTACAGTTACGCAGGCCGATGACGATACCAAGTTCGGCTTTTTCAAGCGCCCAGCTAAGGCTGAGTTAATTTAATTTACAGGGCCCTTCGGGGCCCGAGGGAGACTCTCATGGTAAAAGATATTTCAATCGGTCTAGCAGTTTTGTTTCTAATCCTTGGCATGAGCTATGCCAGTAAGCAAGATCAAATTGAGGCAGAAAGAGCCTCTACTGAGTACGCTGAAATGGTGTGCCTGTTTAACGAGACCAGCGGTGAGTTTGGCTGGCCTAATTTCAAAAACCTTGTAATAACCTGTAATTAAACCTAATCTCAACTCTTGACGGAGAAACATCATGGAAATCAACAACTATACCCTCGAGCTCGAAGCTGACAACATCGTTAATCAAGCGCTTGTATCTCACAATGAGTTCGGCGAAGACGCCGTACAAGTAATCCACGAAGTCTGCCTCGCCCACCAGTGGGCCACCTATTACGCCAAGGCGTTCCAACTGTGCTTGAATTGCGACACAGATGAGGGCGAGGATTACCTTGAGGAGACTGGCGATACTCACTTCACCAGCATCTCGGACCATGCGACCAAGGTAGCCTACGCCACACTGCTACAAACCTCTATGAAAAAATATTTTCATTATTTTGATTAATTGTCATCTAAAGTGGTTGACACCCCTGATGGTTCTGCTAAGATGGGAACCACTGAGGGGCATTGTGCTCCTCACCAACGGGAGAAACATCATGGAACAAGCACTTAACAACCTTCTCGAATCAATGAAATCATCTTTTGCTGAACAATTTGCTAATCGCGGAGATCACAGCGACGAGTTTGTAAAAAACTGGTGCGAAGGTGTAGGTTACGAGAAAGGCCGAAAGTATTACAAAATTATCACTGGCTTAAACGACCAGCCTACAGTTTGGGGCTTTATAGTCGCGGAAGACGGCGAAAAGTTCAAAGCTGGTGACATCCTAATGGCCAAAAGCTGGTCTGGCCCTGCCACAAACTTTGCTCGCGGCAACATCTTCGGCGAGTTTAAAGGCAACTACTCTGGCGCTTATTAATTAACCAACCGGCCCTTCGGGGCCACTCTTGACGGAGAATCATTATGGACCCAGTAATCGCAGATCTTAACCGCTACCTCGATGCACAGGAAGCATATATTGAAGCAGAAGAAACAGCTGAGCAAGAGCTCTACCGCGAGCGCCTTGCTTGGGCTACTCGCCTGCTCTCGAATGACAGTCTTTCACTTGAGCGCAAAGCGCGCGCAATCGTTGCTGGTATTGAGGAAGAAATCGAAGAGGTCCTCAATGGAGCTTAGACCTCACCAGCAGAAAGGGATTGACATGGTTCGTCAGTCCCTTCGCACAGGCCACATGAGGCCGCTACTGGCAGCGCCATGTAGTTACGGCAAGACGTATGTTTCGCTGACCATGATGCTTGCCTACGCTGAGCGCGGCCAGAGATCTGTGTTTTTCGCAGACAGAATCAAGCTCGTGCAGCAAACGGCTGACACGCTGGACCGTATGGGAATCGACTACTCTGTCATGCAGGCAGATGATCCGCGTTACGATCCCAGAAAGCTGATCCAGCTGGCGTCAATCCAGACAGCTGTGCAGCGGCCCAACATGAATTTTGCCTTTGCGGTAGTGGATGAGGCTCACACCGTGTACAAGGGGTTTAAAGAGAAATACCTAGATCGCTACGACAATATCCCGTTCGTTGCCCTATCAGCCACACCGTTTAGCAAGGGCTTGGGGCAGGTCTGGGACGATCTTTTGATCCCGATTACGAGTGAAGAGCTCACTGAGCTGGGTTATTTGGCGCCGATTGATTACTACGTTGGCAGCTCGGTAGACACTTCAAACATCCGCACCCGACGCCTGCCTACAGGCGGGACCGAGTTTCATCCTGACGATTTGGGTGCAGCGATGATGCAAGACGATCAGCTGAGCGGTGACATCGTAGAAAATTACCTGCGGCACTCTCCTGACGGCTCTAAGCGGGCGATAGCTTTCTGCCCTACCATCGATCACAGCAAGACGCTGGTAGAAAAGTTCAACGCGCACCCGAGCGGTATCAAGGCTAGGCACATTGACGGCTACACGGCAGACGAGCTCAGGCAGGCCCTGTACGAAGATCATAAGGCAGGCAGGTTCTCGGTCCTCTCATGCAGTCGCTTGCTCGGAACGGGCTACGACGCCCCCTACGTGGAAGCGCTTATAGATTGTTACCCCTGCCGCTCAAAAATTGATTTTGTACAGCGGTGTGGCCGCATAGCTAGAATCTCTCCCGAGACTGGTAAGACGCGCGCAATCTACCTTGATCACGCCGGCAACATTACACGCCATGGCCAGTTACCCGATACGATTGTGCCCTATCAGCTCGACGACGGGACTAAGCGCTACAACGAGGACCGGCTGATCAAGCAGGAAGAGCGCCAGCCGATAGTAAGGCCCTGCCCCGTCTGCACTACGCAGATGACTGGTAGACGCTGCAAAGCCTGTGGCTATGAGCTGCCTGTTGACGCCGAGCTCTACACGGACAACGAGGTTCTCAAGAAGATCGAGCGCGAGAATATGCCTAAGCCTGAGCAGCATTCTAACGAGGACAAGAGCCGCTGGCTGTCTGAGCTTTACCACTACGCGCAGCTCAAGGGCTATAGGCAGGGCTGGGCAAACTACAAGTACAGGGAGAAGTTCGGCGTCGCGCCGGTCAAGGTTGATCTGGTCAGGGTAGACGGTATCTCTCTGGACGTTAAGAACTGGATAACATCAAGGAACATTGCTAATGCACATCGACGAGCTAGCTAACCTATGCGACAAGCCCCGCAGGAACAGGAAGGGCTGGATTGTATGCTGCCCAGTACACGGCGAGAAAAACCCAAGCATGGACATTACTATAGGCCGCAAGGGTGACATCATTGCGAACTGCTTTGCGTGTGGCGCTAACGGCATGGACCTCGCAGAAGCACTAGGCATCAACAAGGCCGAGCTCTTCGCGCAACCACTCGAACGGCAGGAGGACAAACACTGGAAACTAAACTCAACGCGCGACTCTGATGACGGCTTTATAGTTATACACGAGAGCGCTCTAAAACGCGGCGAGAAGCCACGCTACGACGATATGATGGAATATAAGAGGGCGATGGCAAGACGGGCTCAGAGGACCGCTCTGGGGCTAGAACAGATAATAATTGACGTAGGACTAGACACATGATCGATAACACCGTAACAAAGCAAAAACAGCAGGCTATTTTGGATGAGCATAAGGCGGCCTACTTGGCCAAGGGTGGCAAGATAACCGTAGTGCCATCACAGACATTCGGCAGGGGCTATAACGACTCGGTAATCAGTCGCAAGGTCATGGCCAGAGAATCGTTCCTGAGCCGCAGAAAGGAGAAATACGACGATGAGTAGGCCACTGTATGAGAACGAGGCCACTAAGGCTAAGGAGCAGGCCCTCGGTGAATACGTCGCCAAGAAATGGAAATGTGATCTACAGAAGGTCTCAATCAAGTATCACGTAGACTGTCTGGCCCTGCGGGAAGGGTCCGGCATCGCATGGGTAGAACTACGTTGCAGAAGCAATGATATGTTACAATACCCTACGCTTATGATTTCGCTGGCGAAAGTACAGGGAGCAAAGCGGCTAGAGCAGGACACGGGCCTACCTGTGTTTCTCGCGGTTGAGTGGACCGACAAGATAGCGTTCACAAACTTAGCTCAGGCCGACTTCACTCTCGGCTTCGGCGGGCGAAACGACATGAGGGACTGGCAAGACCAAGAACCGGTCTGCCATATACCCATTGATCAGTTTCAGGAGTTTAAACAGTGAACCCAGACGGCCGACCGCCTCGCGTCTTTACAGAGAGTGAGATAGAGGACACGAAGAACCTCGCTGACGTATTATCTCAGAAGCAGCTAGCTGACTACTTGGGCTGCACTCCTGAGACTCTACGCGCAGCTTTTAAGCGCCAGCCGGAGCTTGCTGAGGCGTACCGCAAGGGCAAGGCTCTAGGCATCACCAAGATCGCTAAGTCGCTGGCTGCGAAAGCCCTTGACGGCGATGTCAACGCTGCCAAGTTCTACCTATCCCATCAAGCCGGCTGGACTGAGACCAAGCGCACAGAGCTCTCTGGCAGGGACGGCGAGCCCATTGATATTGATATGCACTGGACCATCGAGGTAGTGGAATAATGGCAGAACCAGAGTTCATTAATCGAATTAATAATCCTGAGAATTATCCGTACATTCAGAACTCGGATGGAAGTGTGTCAACTCACAGGATGGCGGCCGAGACGGATGAAGATGGAAATTGGTACGTCTTCCCTACAATTCAAATGATTAACGGTAAACTCAAAGAGTTTGAAGATAATGGCGAGGCTATGGATTCCGCTCTGAAAACGAACAACTTTCTTAAAATGAAAAGTAAAGCAGAAGCGTTGCGGTATGCGTCTGGCGGTTATAAGACCAAGAAGCTTAAAGCCTTTAGGCCGCCAGCTTCAGATAAGGCAGAATTTGAATGAGCACCGGCCCATGGGAAGGCGGCAAGGGCTCACGGCCCCGCAAGTACAACGTGAGCAAGTATCTGGACAACTACGACAGGATATTCGGAAATGCCTCTAAACAAGGGATACAGCAAGAAGGCGATCAGCCAGAACATCAGGACCGAGCGAGCAGCGGGCAAGCCACAGGCTCAGGCAGTGGCGATAGCGATGAGCACAGCTGAGCGGGCCAAGAAACGACGCAAAAAGAAGGCAACCTACGAATAATGCCTAAGATGCAGATTCCCAAGAAGCTCCAGCCTTTCCTAAAGCCTAAGCGCATAAAGTGTGCTATTGGCGGGAGGGGGAGTGGGAAGAGCATGAGCATCGCGGACCTGTGCCTAATGGACGCAATGACTAAGGGCATCAAGACGCTTTGCTTTCGTGAGTTCCAGAACAGCATAGACGACTCGGTGCTTAGCATCCTGCGCGCTGAGATAGATCGCCTGAACCTTGCAGGCTTCGAGGTCCAAAAGTCTCAGATCCTGTACGACGACGAGCCCGCGTTCCGATTCAAGGGTATGGCGCGTGACCCCGAGGCAATCAAGTCTGCGCACGGCTTCCAGCGCTTCTGGGTCGAGGAAGCTCAGACAATATCCTTCGATTCTCTCAAGGCTTTAACGCCTACACTCCGCGAGGAGGGCTCAGAACTCTGGTTCTCGGCCAACCCGCGCTCATCACTTGACGCATTCAGCCAGCGCTTTATCAAGCCATTTGAGAAACAGCTACTGCGTGACGGGTTCTACGAGGACGATGATCACCTGATCGTCATGATCAACATCGAGGACAACTCTCTGGCGCCTGACGTACTGAAGCGCGAGATGGAAGGCGACCGGCAGAGGATGAGCCCTGCCCTCTTTGATCACGTATGGCGTGGCTCGTTCCTAGATGACGTTGAGGACTCAATCATACCGGCAGAGTGGTTCGACGCAGCGGTTGATGCGCACGTGAAGCTGGGCTTTGACGCTACCGGCGCAATCATCGCGTCGCACGACCCCTCAGATGAGGGCGGGGATTCCAAAGGGTTCGCCCTCCGGAAAGGCTCAGTGGTCCTAGACATCTGCGAGAAGATCACCGGTGACGTTGCCGAGGGCATGGACTGGGCTCTACGCAGGGCCCGTGAGGCTCAGGCTGACTGGTTCGTATGGGACTGCGACGGCATGGGCATAGCGCTCAAGCGGCAGGTAGATCAGGAGCTAGAGTCCACAGCAATGCAGAAGCATCAGTTTCGCGGGTCCGAGTCACCTGACGATGCGATGGTGCCCTACAGCGGATCAGACTCGAAGACCAACCGAGACACGTTCCTGAACAAGCGAGCCCAATACTGGTGGCGACTGCGTGACCGGTTCGAAGCAACGTACAGGGCGGTGACCAAGGGCGAGTACATAGACCCTGAGAATATGATCTCTCTGAGCTCCGATATACCGGTTCTGGACCAGCTTAGGTCCGAGGTATGTCGTATACCGCAAAAGCGCTCAAATAATGGTAAAATAGCGATAATGACCAAATTAGATATGGCCAAGAAGTATCAGCTGCCAAGCCCGAACATGGGTGACGCGCTGATGATGGCTATGTATTCACCTAAAGCGGTGGCCAAGCAGGCTGCCAAAATTAATTTTGCAGGCTGGAACTAAGCTATGGCGACTTACGAGAATGGTTACGAGGAGAAGGAAGAATCGGCCGAGTACACCGAGGATGATCTGGCATACAAGGATAAATACGACGATCACCAGAGTGTGCTTAATCTGCTGAGCTCGTGCCAAGAAGCTGATCACGACAACCGTGAGAACGCTCGTGAGGCGCACCTGTTCATCGACAAGCGCGATGGGCAGTGGGAGCCATATTGGTACAACACCAACCAAGGCAAGCCGCGCTACACGTTCGATAACGTCAACCCCATCATCGACCAGATCGCTTCTGAGATCGAGCAGGCTGACTATGACATCAGGGTCACTCCTGCCGGCGGCAACGCTACAAAGGACGTAGCAGCAACCTACGACGGCATTATCCGCAACATCGAGAACATCTCTAACGCTAAGCAGATCTACTCTCAGGCAGCCCGTGGCATGGTCACCGGCGGCTTTGATGCGTGGCGTGTCTGCCATAAGTATGCTGATGACAACTCGTTCGATCAGGACATCATGATCGAGAAGATTGCGAACCCGCTTGACCGCGTATGGTTTGACCCCTCAGCTGAGAAGCAGGATAAGTCAGACTCACGCTACGCCTTCGTGCTGCACCCAATGGCAACTGACGAATACGAAAGCCGCTGGCCCGAGGGCTCAGGCGAATCTGTCTCAGATGACCGTGAAGGCGACGCCTACTACGATAAGGCTGAAGTGGTAGTAGTGGGTGAGTTCCTTTACGTGGAGTCAGAGGACCGCGAGCTCGTCATGATGAGCAACGGCCAGACTCACGAGGTCACTGAAGACTTTGAGAAAATAGCTGACGACTTGATGGCTATCGGCGTAACTGAGGTCAGGCGCCGCACACGCAAGGTCCACAAGGTTTGCTCGCGCTACTTTGACGGCAAGGACTGGCTGGAAGACGATAAGGATACTGTATTCAATCGCATTCCTGTTGTGCCTGTATACGGCAACTTTAAGATCTTCGAAAACAAGACAATCTACTGGGGCGTTGTTGAGAAGCTGCTAGATCCGCAGCGCGTACTTAACTATGCGATGAGCCGCGAAATCGAAGAGGGCGCACTGGCCCCACGCGCAAAATACTGGATGACTCCAGCTCAGGCAGCAGGGCACGAAGACACAATCCGCACACTGAACACAAACAGCGATCCGGTCCAGTTCTTCAACCCTGACCCAGAGTTCCCGCAGGTGCCTCAACAGAACGGCGGGGCTCAGATCAATTCAGGGCTCAGGACTGTCGCCACTGCGATGCAGGGCATGATCAACGCGACGGCTGGTATGTTTGCAGCCAACATGGGAGACAACCCTAACGCGCAATCAGGCGTGGCTATACGACAGCTACAGGACAAAGGCGACAATGGCACGTTCAAGTACACACGCGCGCTTGAGATCGCTATCGGCGCTACTGGCCAGCTGATCAAGGATGCAATCCCCAATGTCTACGATACTGAAAGGACTATACGGGTCCTGAAAGAAGACGAATCGTACGACATGGCCGACATCAACCAGAAGGTCATAGACAACGCTACAGGCGAGATCGTGACTATCAACGACCTATCTGTGGGCACCTATGACGTTATCTGCAAGGCCGGTCCTAGTTTCCGCAACCGTCAGCAGGAGACCATTGAAGCCATAACCAATCTCGCACAGCTAGACCCGTCACTAATGCAGATCGCCGGCGATCTATTGCTACAGAACGTAGCGACTCCTGCGGCTAGCCAGATGGCTGAGCGCAAGCGGGCACAGATGATCCAGCAGGGCCTGATCCCGATGAAGCAGATGACCGAAGAAGAGCTCGCTGAATTACAGCAGGCACAGATGGCGGCTCAGGGTCAGCAACAACCGGATGCGGCTATGGTGCTCGCTCAGGCCGAACAGATGAAAGCTCAGGCAGAAATGATGCGAGCTCAGATCGAGCAGGCCAAGCTGCAAAACGAGCAGATGAAGCTTCAGATCGAGGCGCAAAAGCTACAGACTCAAATGGCTAACGATCAAGCTGATAACCAGATCGACGCTTTCAACGCAGAGACCAAGCGTATGGAGACACAGGTAAAGGCACAGCAGGCCGGCGCTACGATTGAGAAGACTACCGCTCAGGCAATGGGCGAGCAGCTAGACAATCAAAAGAAAATGGCCGACATGATGGATGAGCAACAGCGCAAGATGCAGTTAGCCAGCTTGTCTGAATTTGACCTAGCGAGGATTGCGTCCGGTGCCACTACCATTAGCTAAAGAGCAACAGTTAGATCAACTCCTAGCGATACGAGAGCTAGAGAAAAGGGGCAGGGGTGACGTTGCGCAAGCTATTCAGCGCGACGGAAAAATCCCTGACGATCTTGAGTACGGTGAGTTCGTAAAAGCTGCAAGAGCGGCCTACGGACCTGCTGCATTCTACGCAGCTGGGGGCAGGGATACACTGCCCTACGTCTACGATTACTTGAAAGATACTTCGATAGAAGACATCGGGGAGGATATCTATCAGTTCGGCGCAGGCGTTGCTCAGGACATCAAAGAAAACCCACTACGAACAGCTCTAGACTTCGTCCCTTACATTGGTGCGATTGCTGGTGGCGGTGAGTCATTCATCATTGCCGAGCAGACTCGCAAGGCGGCTGAGCGGGCTAAAGAAGCTGGCAACGATGCCGAGTACAAGAAACTTCGAGCGCTTGCTGCGTCGATGATGACAGGGGCACTGATGCCTGCGTTTGGCCGGCGCGGTCCTGATCGAGTGGATATCATTCAGCAGAGCGACCGCTACAAGGATGTGCCTCCTGAAAGGCTGACTCGGGAGATGAAAACAGAAGCAGCAATGGACACTGTCAATCTTGCGCTTCAATCCGACGTAGAAGACTTTGTGCCATTAGCTGGCGCGCCTGCATACGGCGGCCCAATGTCGCCAGAAGGAATAGCCGTTAGAGGTACTAGGTTCGCCATATTCTCAGCTGAGCGCGGCGATCTAGCTCCAGAAGAAAATACAGAAAGATCAAGAAAGATGGCCCGCGAGCTCATGCTAGAGTTTGGGCCTGAAAAAGTGTCAATGGTCAAAGGCGTTTACGGCAGCCCTGAGCGATCCTTTATTGTTGAGGACATTGACCCGATCAAGGCGCGCGATTACGGCGACAGGTACGATCAGGACTCTGTATTTACCGACAGGGGCTTGATCTACAGCAAGGGCAACACAGAGGGTCTTTACGGCCAAGGCGTCCCTATAAAGCCTCAGATAGATTCTATGGGGCGTCCAGATTATCGGGCAATCATTGACCCTGATGCAGAAAACTTCTTCACGGACATGGTTACAGCTAGAGGCAAGCCGGTCAGGTTCCGGTTTGATCTTGACGAGAACGAAATGTTCACTCTGCCAACTGGGCCCCTTACACCGGCATCCGCACGTGGTGTGCATTTTAGTGGGCAGCCCAACTTAACGACCGTTGACCCAGTCCGGTACGGCACAGCAGCTGGCGGCGAAGAAAGGGTCAGGATCACAGAGGGTGGCGCTCCTTATC